TCTCCGGCGGGGGGGGACCGGCGCGCCGATCGGCGGATTGGGACGCCGTCGTGTGCCGGTCCCGCCGCCGAGCGCCGGGGGGCGAAGGTGTCAGGTCCCTTCCCCGTCCTTTTCGGACGCGGACTGGGTCTCGGGTGAATTCTCGGGCAGCGCGCCGGCCTTCTTGAGGGCGCTTTGCAGCTGGCTGATCGGCTTCTTGACGCCGACCTTTTCATCCAGCTGCAGGGCGCGCTGATAGCAGCGCAGCGCCTGGCCCTGACGCGCCGTCAGGTCGTCGGCGTCGTCTTCCTTTGCGCCAGCGAGGATCGCCATGCCGAGCGCGCGGTGCAGCTTGGCCGTGATCTCGTCATGGATGTCGGCATCCACCAGATCGATCAGATCCTCGATGGCCGGCAAGACCGCGGCCGGGAAGGCACGTGCTGCGTCCTCGCCCGCCTCATAAGCGCGGATGGCGGCCTCGGAGACCTGCTCGACCACAAAGGCCGGGGTCTCGCGCTTGAAGCGGTCGGGCATGGCGAGATCGTTCAGCAACGCATGCTCGATCATGGGCATGGCACCCTCGAAGTCGCCGGTGTCGATGCGCCAGGCCATCAGGGTGGTGAAGACCTGGTCGAGCGGGCCCGCCGCGACCTTGCCCGCCTTGATCACGCCGTCGATCCAGCCGCCATAGGTGGGCAGAAGCTCGGCCTTGAGCTCGATCTTGCGCTCGATGGACTGGATATCCTTGAGGCGGCGCGAGTCCTCCTGCAGCTGCAGCATGATCTTCGCGGCCGCACTTTCCAGCTCGCGCTGGTTGGCGCCGTTGTCATTGTCGCCCATGGCCTGCAGATCGACGCCGCTGGCTGCCAGAACGCGACCGGCGCTGGCCGCGATCAGGAAGTGCTTGCGACGGGCCGCGGGGGACGGCTGGCGACGCCCCGCGCGGGGCAGCGGCTGGTCCATGTCGGCCAAGACAGCCGGGGAAGGCCTGGCCTTCTTGCGGCCACGCGCCTTTTCGGCGGCCTGATTGGCAGCCTCGGCCTCGGCCGCTATCCGGGCTTCGGCCTTTTCTCGGGCAAGGGTGGCGATGGACTTCACGGATCAGGCTCCTGGAGCGGTTGGGGACTCGGCAACGATGGCCGGCCGAGGGCTTAGCCCGCGGGCTCAGGCGTCAGGCCGAACTGGATGTTTTCGATCAGCAGGGCGTAGTCGTAATCCTCGACCACATAGGCCTCATTGACCGACTCATAGGTCTCGATCCGGTCGCGCTTGGCGTTGTCCACGATGGTCCGGCGACGGGTGTTTTCCTGCTCATAGATCGACAGGTTGTCGAAGCGGGTGATCAGGATGGAGTTGTCCGGCACGAAGGGCACCTTGACCGCGCCATGGCCGCCGAGCTCGCGCTTGGACAGGATGACGTCGAGGGCCAGCTTCTCGGTCGGCTTCTCCTCGCGATCGACGAAGGGGAAGTACTTGTCGTGGAGCAGGCCGCCGCCGACGATGGCGACCAGGCCGGTGTCACCCTGGGCCCAGGCGGGCAGGAAGGAGTGGACGGCGTCGAACACCAGGGCGTCGAGGTTGCGATAGTCGCCGACGCCGGCGGTCGGATCGATGATGATCAGATCCTCTTCCTTGGCACCCTCGGCGAAGACGTGGGTCGACTTGTTGGCGCGGATCTGTTGCAGCCAGCCGACATTGACGTCCTGCAGCAGGGGGTTGGTGCCGCGATTGGTGACGGTCGCGGCCGAGGTGCCGTTGAAGCCGATCATGATGCGATCGCGGGCCTGTTGCTGGATGACCTGGTTGCGCATGCGCAGCTGGAAATCCTTGAACTTGGCCCAGAGGTCGATCTTCGAATATTTGACGTGGGTGTCCGAGTTCGTCTGCTTGCAGGTGTACAGATCGTTGTCGAGCGTGGTCGGGTCCTGGGTGGCGCGATCGGCCGCATCGGTGTCAGTGCGGCTCGCCAGGGTAGAGCCGATACCCAGGCCCAGCTTCTCGGCCTGCTGTTCGGACACCGGGACGATGTTGATACGGGTGAGGAACTCGGACGACTCGCGCTGGCGTTCGATCAGGGTCTGCTGCACCGAGGGCGTGACGGTGAAGCTCTGACCCGCGCGCACGACGTCAGGGTCAACGCCATTCAGGGTGGCCTGCTGAGCGAGGTATTGATTGAACTGCAGGCGGGCGGCGTTGCTGAGGGCGTTGCGCATGTCGGGTTTCCAGTCGGGCGATGATCAGGGGGGCGGTGCCGGAGGGCGTTAAGGGACGGACGGGTGTATTCAGCAGTCGGCCAGCTGGCTGCCGGTTTCGCTGCCCGTCGCGGCGGGGCGCTGCGAATAGCCGGGGGACGGAGTGTTCTCGATCTGGGCTGTGAGGCCGGCGAATTCGCTCTGAAGGCGGGTCATGTCGGCGCGGTGTTGGGTGGCCAAGGCCTCGCGATCGGCCTTCATGGCCGCGGCCATGTCAGCGAACAGACCGGTGAAGCCCTGGATCATGGCGGCGTTCGGATCAGCTGGCGGGGTTTCCGGCTGTTGCGGCGCGGGCTGCTCGGGCTTCTTGCCATCCAGCAAGGCCGAGAACTTGGCCAGCACCTTGTCCAAGGCGGACTCGGTCGAGGCGTTCGGCGCGGCCTCGAACTCGATGGTGGTCTCGATCAGGGCCGAGAAGAGGCTGGTCGTGTGCTGTTTGCGCGCATCGAGGACGGCCTTCAGCTGCTTGGCGAAGTCATTGTCGGCCTTGGCCGTGAACTTCAGGGCCTCGGTGCCCAGGCTGGCCGGGTTATCGGTGACTGCCAGGCCCATCAGGTAGCATTTGCCGGTGCCGGCGAAGTTGGGCTCGATCTCGATCGAGGTGTAGATCTTCTGGCGGGCCCGGTTGAACTTGACCAGCTGATCGGTCGGGTCGACCTGGGCATAGAGCGCCAGCCGGGTTTGATCCTTGTCGTCGATCTTCAGCGTGACTTCTTCGGTCCGGACCGCCAGGACGTCGCCATAGGCGATGAAGGGGCCCTCAGCCGAGAAGCCCTTGATGTGCTCCATGTTGACCCGGGCGCCGAAGGTGGCCGGATTATAGCTGGCGGCCATCTCGAGTAGCCAGTTGCGCTCGATGGTGCGACCGTCCGAAGCGGTGGCCCCCTCGACGGCAACGCGGAACCATTTGGACTTCGGGGTGGCGGTCGTATCGGACATCGGGGCCTCGGGTGATGGGCGTTCGAAGCGCCGGATGCGGCGCGGACTGATCGAGGCGCAGATCACCGCGTCGGGGGGCGCAATCTCAAGCTGGGGCTGTTGTGCCGTGCGGTGCTGACAACAGGGGGGCGAAGGGCCGTCGCGCGCGCGCGGTTAGCGTCCGCCCCGATGAAACAGCGGCCCACCAAAGCGGAAGGCACCTCAGCGAAGCGCGCTACCGCTCCGCTGCTTGAGCGCGGCGACGGCGGTCCCGACGACCTGGGGGCGATGCTGGCTGCGAACAGCGGATTTGGGTTTCCGGTCGCGGCCATGCTGGATGCGCGGCGCGCGGCCAAGTTCCTCTATTGGGCCTGCTGGCGGCTGTGTGACATCGCCGATCTGCTGGGCCTGCCCGAGGGCACGATCGCCAGCTGGAAGGCCCGCGAGGCGTGGGACAAGGCTACCCCGCTCGAGCGCATGGAGGGGGTGACCGAGGCCCGCTACATCGCCGTCGCCATGAAGGACCGGAAGTCCGGCCTGGACTTCAAAGAGCTGGACCTGCTGGGCCGCCAGGCCGAGCGGTTCGCCCGGGTCCGCAAATACGAAGCGGGCGGCAATGAAGCGGACCTGAACCCCAAGGTCAGCAACCGAAACGCCGGGCCGAAGAAGAAGCCGTCCCGGAACCGGATCACGCCGGACCAGGCCGCGATCCTGAAGGCGCGGTTCCTCGAGATCCTGTTCGACTATCAGGCGGGCTGGTGGTCGAAGCGGGAGCTGCGCAGCCGCAACATCCTGAAGAGCCGGCAGATCGGAGCGTCATACTATTTCGCGCTCGAGAAGCTGATCGTCGCGCTCGAGACCGGAAAGAACCAGATCTGGCTGTCGGCCTCGAAAAGCCAGGCCCATATCGCCCGCGGCTATGTCCGGGCGTTTGTCATGGAGACGATCGGGGTCGAGCTGAGCGGCGATCCGATCCTGATCGATCGGGGCGAGGATGATGACGGGCGGCCGCTGGAGCAGCCGACCCTCTATTACCTGGGCACCAATGCGCGGACGGCGCAGGGCTATCACGGCGATTTCTACTTCGACGAATATTTCTGGGTCTTCGGCTTCCAGGTGCTGAAGAAGGTCGCCTCGGGCATGGCGATGCAGAAGCGGTACCGGAAGACATTCTTCTCGGCGCCGAGCTCGGTCACGCACGAGGCCTATCAGTTCTGGACCGGTCAGGAGTGGAACAAGAAGCGGGCGAAGGATCGCCGCATCGACTTCGACACCAGCTGGAAGGCGACCAAGGATGGGCTGTTGCTGCCCGACCGGATCTGGCGCCAGACCGTCACGATCGAGGACGCCGAGCGCGGCGGCAACGACCTGTTCGACCTGGAGGACCTGCGCGACGAGTATTCGGCGCCGGAATTCGCCAACCTGCTGATGTGCCAGTTCGTCGACGACACCCTGTCGGTGTTCCCGATGACGATCCTGACGCCGTGCATGGTCGATGAGCAGGAGGTCTGGCCCGACGTCGACCACGTGCGGATCACCCTGGGCTTCGGCAAGCCCTATGACGGCGAGGTCTGGCTGTCATACGATCCGAACGGGGATGGCGAGAACGCCGACGCCGCGGGCCTGATCGTGCTGGCGCCGCCGAGAACGCCCGGCGGCAAGTTCCGCGTGCTGGAGCGTCGGCAGTTCAAGGGCAGCGACTTCACCGAGCAGGCCGAGGTGATCCGCGAATACACCAAGCGCTACAACGTCACCAAGATCGACATCGACAAGACAGGCATCGGCAATGCGGTCTTCCAGCTGGTGCGGACCTTCTTCCCGCGCGCGACCGGCCATCAGTACGACGCCTTTGTGAAGACCCAGATGGTCTACAAGGCCCTGGACGTCGTCACCAAGCACCGCATCGAGATCCCGGCTGGCTTTACCGACCTGCTCGGCGCGCTGATGGCGATCCGGCGGACCATGACGGCATCGGGCCGGCACGTGACCTATGAAGCCAGCCGCACCAAGAACAGCGGGCACGCCGACCTGGCCTGGGCCCTGTTCCAATCCCTGATCAATGAACCCATCGAAGCCGCCATCGGAGGCGGCTCGAGCTCTCGCGTGGTGATCTCTGATGACTAGCCCCCTGCCCCGTGCCCGCCAGCTGGCCCGCGCCCGTGCCCGTAGCGGCGTCGACGCCATCCCGCGCGAAGAGCGCGGCGAACTGTCGATGGCCGCGCGCATGTCGCTGGACCCGTCACCCGGGCCAGCTCTCGGCCTCGAGGCCTCGACCGCCACGGCGACCGCCTTTGCCTTGGGGGATGCCGAGCCGGTGCTGAACCGGCGCGACCTGATCGAGTGCCTGGATTGCTGGGAGGTTTCGGGCGTCGGCGGTCGCTACTATCAGCCGCCGATCGATCAGGCGGTGCTCTCGCGCGCGATGAATGTGACGTCGCACCATGCCAGCGCGTTCCGGGTGAAGATCAACCAGCTGGTCCGCGACTTCATTCCGCACCCGATGCTGAGCCTTGAGACGTTCGAGGGGCTGGCGCTCGATTATCTGGTCATGGGGCAGTGCTATGTGGAGCAGGTCACCAATCTGGTGAACCGGCCCATGGCGCTGCGCCGCAGCCTGGCCAAATACACCCGCCGCGGCGTCGAGCCCGGGGCGTTCGTCTTCCTGGCGGCCTATATGAAGGAGCACTGGTTCCGGAAGGGCGCTGTGCTGCAGCTGATGCAGCCCAGCCTGGATCAGGAGATCTATGGCGTGCCCGACTATCTGAGCGCCCTGCAGTCGGCCTTCCTGAATGAGGCGGCGACGCTGTTCCGGCGCCGGTACTACATCAACGGGGCCCACGCCGGCTTCATCCTGTATGTCGGCGAAGGCGGGCTGAGCGATGCGGACGCGGCCGCCATCCAGGGCGCCGTCAAGAACACAAAGGGCGTCGGCAATTTCAAGTCGATGTTCGTCCACCTGCCGAACGGCAAGAAGGACTCGATCCAGATCCTTCACCCGGGCGAGGCGGCGGCCAAGGATGAGTTTGTCGGCATCAAGAACGCCACGCGCGACGACGTGCTGGCCGCGCACCGCGTGCCGCCCCAGCTGTTGGGGGTGATCCCGCAGACGGCAGGCGGGTTCGGCGACGTCGAGAAGGCCGAGGCCGTGTTTCACCAGGCCGAGATCATCCCGCTGAAGATGCGCCTGCGGGCGATCAATGACTGGCTGGGGATACGCGTGGTCGATTTCCGGGAACGGTCCGAGCCGAGGCGCGAGATCTAAGCGTCAGGATCGAGCATGCCCATTCCGGCCAGCGCCTCTGCAGCCAAGATGCGGAGCGCTTCCGGACGGCTAATGCCCGGTCGCTCTTCCACGATGAAGCGGTCAACGGCAGCCATCAGGGCCGGCGGCACCTTGACCATCACTGCTGTCGATCCGATCGGCGGACGCCCCATATAACCGATATCCGTTATTGACAGTCGAAAGCGTAATGGATATCGGATAAGGCAGGCTGGAGCAAGGCGGCAACCTCGCTCCAGCCCTGACCTGAACCTTCGATCCATAGGAAATCGACATGGCACAAGCTGGACGAACCAATACCACACGACGCATGGTCTTGGGCAGCCTGTTGGGAGCGCCCGTTGCTATCACCGTCCCGACCCCAGCATCGACCCAGTGCGCAATGCCCCAGCTGCCCGAAGGATTCATATGGGTGAGCGTGCGCGAGACGTCGTGGAACGCGCTGCTTGAAGCGGCGCATGGACTACAAAAGCTCTGATGGCGACAAAGCCGATCCCTACGGGCGCTAGGTTTGGGCGACTTACATTCGTCGAGCGCTGCGCCTCACTGAAAGGCGAGTCGCGCGGCCTGTTTCGGTGTGACTGCGGCCAGTCCAAAGAGATTAATCTCGCCAGCGTCAGATCCGGACGATCAAAGAGTTGCGGCTGCGGACACCTTGACGGCTTCCGTTCCCGTCGACGAAATCTTGAGGGGCAGCGCTTTGGTCGCTTGGTGGCGATCGCGGCCTTCGATCCAGGTCAGTTTGCGCGAACGATGTGGCGATGCCGATGCGACTGCGGCAATCCGACGACCGTCCAAACGCAGAACCTCCTATCCGGCCACACCGCCAGTTGCGGATGTGCAAAGGTCGAACATACACCGGCGAACAAGACACACGGTCGGTCAATGGAGCGAGGCAAGTACCTCACCTATCGAAGCTGGCAGTCCATGATCGCCCGCTGCGAAAATCCGAGGACGACGCGCTTCGAATGCTGGGGTGGCCGTGGCATCAAGGTATGTGACCGGTGGCGCCATAGTTTTCGCTCGTTCGTTGAAGACATGGGCGAGCGTCCGAGAGGCCTCACGCTGGACCGGGTCGATAATGACGGCGACTACGAGCCCGGCAACTGTCGCTGGGCCACGCCGAAGGAGCAGGCGGCGAATAGGCGGCGGCGCGGTAAGAAGTGATTTGTCAGCACCGCACGGCACAAACGACCGGGGCTATCCGGGATGAGGGCTGGTGTGATGGACCGGCGCCGTCCCCGGTTCGATAGAGGCGGGGGCCGGGTGCGCTAACACCCGAGCCGCCGAGCAGGAACTCAGCACGTCCAGGGGTGCACCCCCTTCTCGCCCCGCCACCGGCCTGACCGGCGGGCGCCATCCGTGATTGAGTCGTCCGTGAACGCAACAACCCATCTGCCCGTGAACCCTGTTTCCCCGGTCGCCGCCTATATCGGCGGCAAGCGCAATCTGGCCCGGCGCCTGTGCGCCATGATCGAGGCCACGCCCCATGATGCCTATGCCGAAGCCTTTGTCGGCATGGGCGGCGTTTTCTTTCGCCGGCGCACCCGGCCGAAGTGCGAGATCATCAATGACCTGTCGGGTGAGGTGGCGAACCTGTTCCGCTGCATGCGGGCGCACCCGGGCGCGCTGTGCGACCTGATCAGCCTGCAGCTGCACTGTCGCGCCGATTTTGACCACCAGCAGCGGGTGGACCCGACGCAGCTGACGGACCTGCAGCGGGCCGCGCGGTTTGTGTTCCTGCAGAAGGTGGCGTTCGGCGGCAAGGTGACCGGTCAGGACTTTGGCATGTGCCGCGATCGGGCCAGCCGATTCCAGGCGTCAAAGGTCGGGGCCGACCTAATGGCCGCAGGCGGTCGCCTCGAGACCGTGGTGATCGAGCAGCTGACCTGGTCGGACTTCATCCGCCGCTATGACCGGCCGGGGATGCTGTTCTATCTGGACCCGCCGTATTTCGACTGTGAGGGCGACTATGGGCCCGGCATGTTCGACCAGGGCCAGTTCGAGATGATGGCCGAACAGCTGGCCGGGATCCGGGGCCGGTTCATCCTGTCGCTCAATGACAAGCCCGAGGTGCGCAGGATCTTCGGTCGGTTCAACATCGAGGGCGTGGGCACGCACTACAGCCTGCAGGGCAAGGGAGCGAAGCCCGCCGGCGAGGTGATCATCACGGGCGGGGGCTATTGCCCCTGACCGGAATGTAGAACAAAACGGGGTCAACCCCGTTGATTTTTTTCGCGCGCGCGGCGATGACCGGAGCGGGTCGGCAGTCAGGACGTGGTGATGGGCCGATCAGCTGACCATTCGCCGCGCGTGGTCGACCTGATCCGCGCCGGCCATACTGTCGTCTGGGACTGTGAAGTCTGCCAGAGGCGCGGCCCGGCCGACCTCGTGGCCCGCCCGAAAGATTGGGCGTCCCGTCGTTGATGCGTCAGCGCCGGAGTCGCACCTCAGTCGGCCGCCGCATCCTTCTTGGCGCTGCGTAGGATTTCGATGCCGCCTTTCACGGCGATCGCCGCGACCAGCATGCCGACGACCAGATCGGGCCAGGCCTGATCCAGCCACATGACCAGACCACCGGCGACGAGGATGCCGCCGTTCGAGGCGAAGTCGTTCAGGCTGAAGGTCTCGGCCGCTTCCATGTTGACGTCGCCGGACTGGTCCCGTCGCAGGAGCACCAGGCAGATCAAGTTCACGATCGCAGCGACGAGTGCCAGACCCATCATCGTCCAGCCGACCGGCTCTGTGCCGAACCACCAGCGCCGGCCGACGTCGATCAGCACGCCGGCGGCGAAGACCAGCAACAGGATACCGGACAGGCGTGCCGCGCCCTGTTTCCAGGACGCGGCGCGTCCGATCGCCACAAAGCTGATCAGGTAAACGATCGAGTCCGAGGCGTTGTCGACGGCGTTGGCCAGCAGCGCGCTGGAGTCGGCCATGATGCCGCCGATGCCGAGACCCAGGAACAGCAGGGCGTTGAGGATCAGGACGATCAGCAACGTGCGCCGCTGCTGATCGTCCGCCGAGGTGGTCTTGCTCAATCTTCCAGTCCTTCCGAAGCACGGTGCCGCACCGCCTTGGCGGCGAAGGTCGGCAGCACGAGCAGGGTCAACGCCGTCGCCGTCAAAAGGCCCCCGATGACGACGGTCGCGAGCGGCTTCTGCACCTCGGCTCCGGCTCCGTGCGCCAGAGCCATCGGGATGAAGCCGACGATTGCAACCAGAGCGGTCGTCAGCACCGCGCGCAGCCGGCTGGCGGCACCTTCGATTGCCGCCACCTTGGCAGGCAGGCCCTCGTTCAGCCGTTCCCGGATCGCTTGCATGAGCACCAGCCCGTTCAGGGTAGCGACCCCGGACACGGCGATGAAGCCGACCGCCGCCGAGACCGAGAAGGGCATACCCCTCAGCAGGAGGGCCAAGGCGCCACCGACGAGGGCGAGCGGCACGCAGACGAAGACCAGCCGTGCCTCGGCAAATGAGCCGAGCGCCATGAACAGCAGC